GTCGGACGAGAAGTCGGCCGCCGGCACGCCGTGCAGGATCTGCTGGTAGGCGGGGTCGGGCGGCTCAGGCGAGCGGCCGTCCTCGCCGATCAGCGGCGTGATCGTCGCGCCGTCGCGCGTGAAACTAAGGATTCAATTCCTTAGTGCGCAAATCTGGATACATGTTCTCTATCGGAAATATTACGTCGCGCGCGACGTTTCCCATCAGGTCGCCGACCGCCCGATTGAATCTGGATTTCAAGTTTTCGTCGGCGATCTTTTCGACCTCCGCGAACATTTTCACAATGATGTCATCAAAGGACTTGCCCAGAGACAAGAGTGATTTCGCAACGTCCTTGTCCATCGTGGTCTCCTTGACTCGCCAGAGAATGTCGCGGTTGTCAGTAGTTGTCTCCTGCCAGTCCCAAGCATGCCCGCACACATCTCCGGTAAAGACCCGGCCGATCTGAGGGCGGCCAAACGCCCTCCGTCTCGGCAAGGCATTTTTCATGGCACGCTTGCCACCCCTCAGGATAGGCCACCTTAACGCCCGCCGCACCCGCAACATCATTGGCGGTCGCTATGGCAATTTTCGGCGCGCCGGAATCCGTCGTTGTCGTCGCCGCATCGTTGGCCGCAACCTGCACGCCCTTCGGCGGATTGGCGCCGCCCGCGCCCGACTCGACCGCGTCGTCCGCCGTGGCGAAGCGCCCGCGCTCGTCGTGGTATTGGTTGTACTTGCCGAAGGCCGGCGTCGACTTCGCCTCCGCCGCCAGCCCCAAATCCGTGCGCGCTTCGGCGATCGTTTTGATCCCTGCGCCGACGAGAATGTTCAGCGTCTGCGCTTGTTGTAGCGGGTCGACGGCGTCGTCGCCGACCCAGACGAATTCAAGATCGGGCTCGCCGAGGCAGACCTGGATCACGTGGTCGAGCGCGCTCTTGATCCACGCCTTCAGCGGCACGAGGCCCTCCTGCGTCGCCTGTAAGCGCAGGGTCTCGCTGGTGGCGCGGTTGACCTGGCTGACGAAGGCGGAGGCGGGAACCGAGAAGGCGTAGCAGATCACCCGCGCCAGCCACTCGTCGTACTGGTCTTTCAGCGGCGGCTGGCGCGCTTCGATCAGGCGAAAGTCGGCGGGCATGAACTTGGTCATTCGCCGCCGCGCCGTGTTTCCGCTCATCAGCGCGTCGAAATAGTCCTGGAACTGGCGGATCTGGTCGACCGTCCATTCCTTCGGCAGGGTGGCGAAGGCGTCGGGGGTCGAGCCGTAGTCGTGCGTCGAGGTCCTGCGTCACAACGTAAATGAGAGGATCGCGCCGTCGAGTTTCGAAATGCGCATTTGCAACGGCCCGCGATCAGCGCTTGTCGCTCCGGCCGTTAGGACTCGGCTGCCCCGGAGATTCCATACGCCCTCGCCCTCCTCAATTGTCACGGGCGCTTGAGCCGCGTACTCATCCTCGCCGTATAGGTCGCTTACGACCATTTCGCAGATAGTAGCTGCCGCTCGCTGAGAAATCAGCGTCTGGCCGAGCGCGCACCGGATCATCATCGAGTTATCACGCTTGTTTGCCAGCATTGGGCGCTCCGCAATGTGCCGCGTTACCGTCGGTGGCCATCGAAGTCTTTCGGCAACTTAAAGCGGATCAAGGGCGCATGTACTGCAGCATTGGTCGAACCTCGAGCGGCGCGCCCGGCTCGCGCGCGTAAACAACAAACAGCTCGGCGTGCGGCAGATATGCCCCCGGGGCAATCCCAAGTTCCGCCATCCGAGGATCAGACGCAATAACAATGTCGCCGATCTCTACATGTGGATAGACGATTTGCTGCTGCGGCGTGAAAGTCGGATCGTCGCCGGTCTTGAAATCGATTCCGAACAAGCCGCCAAAGACATTCCGTCCAAACGCATCGATGCGGGCAGTCGTTGGCGGGTCACCTGGGAGAGTAAGTGGAACCTCCGTCAAGACCGTGTTGCCGGCCTCTCGTAAGGTCTCGACAAATTCATCTCTGACCAGGTCGTGAAAGTGGCCCTGGTAAGCTGCGTCAGAGATTGGCAAAGTGTCGTGGCTCGGTTCAGGCGACTGACGAAGCGTGTCCATCGGACGTTCGGCGTTGGTCGTGACTTGAGTTGTGCTCTTTGGGCGGTTCTCGTGTTGATCGAATGCGGCGTTTGCGTCGCTCTTCGTCTTCACGTCGTCGTTCGCCGCGACCTGTACGCCCTTCGGCGCCTTCGCCTCGCCGGCGCTAGGCTCGACCGCATGCGCGGCGTCGGTGAAGCGGCCGATGTCGTCGTGGTTCTGGTTGTACTTTCCGAGCCCTGGCGCTTTCGCCTCCGCCGCCAGCCCGAGATCCGCGCGCGCTTCTGCGATCGTCTTGATGCCGGCGCCGACCAGGATGTTGAGCGTCTGCGCCTGCTGCAGCGGGTCGACGGCGTCGTCGCCGACCCAGGCGAATTCGAGATCGGGCTCGCCGAGGCAGTCCTGGATCACGTGGTCGAGCGCGTCCTTGATCCACGCCTTGAGCGGCACGAGGCCTTCCTGCGTCGCCTGCAGCCGCAGGGTCTCGGAGGTGGCGCGGTTGACCTGGCTGACGAAGGCCGAGGCGGGGACCGAGAAGGCGTAGCAGATCACGCGGGCGAGCCACTCGTCGTACTGGTCTTTCAGCGGCGGTTGGCGCGCTTCGATCAGGCGGAAGTCGGCGGGCATGAACTTGGTCATCCGCCGGCGCGCCGTGTTTCCGCTCATCAGCGCATCGAAGTAGTCCTGGAACTGGCGGATCTGGTCGACCGTCCATTCCTTCGGCAGGGTGGCGAAGGCGTCGGGGGTCGAGCCGGCGCGATAATAGTCGAGCGTCGCCGCCTCGCGCCTCAGCGCGATGTTGACGGTCAACGCGATCTGCTCGACCGGCGAGAAGCCGTAGAGCTTGTGGGCGCGGACGTTGCGCGGCAGGTAGATGAGCTCGTCGGACGAGAAGTCGGCCGCCGGCACGCCATGCAGGATCTGCTGATAAGCTGGATCGGGCGGGTCGGGCGAGCGGCCGTCCTCGCCGATCAGCGGCGTGATCGTCGCGCCGTCGATCACGTCGAGACTGTAGAGCGCCCCTGCGCGGTCGAAGCGCGGATAGAGCGTCCCGGCGTCGATCACCAGCATGTCCTCGAGCAGCATGCGCAGCCAGGCCGAAAACGAGTGCCGCCGGTCGGGGCGGGCGAGCAAGGCGAGCGCGGCCTTGGCGCGCTCCGCGGCGTCGCCGGCGTTGGCGGGGTCGCGGGCGCGCACCGAATAGCTCAGCGCCGCGACCTGGTCCTTGCGCGTCTCGATCACCGCGCGCAGCAGCGGCAGCGCGTCGGCCAGCGCTCGCAATTCGGCGAACGAGACGCCGCCGGTGGCGCGCGGGATGTAGGAGAGGTTGACGCCGAACGGATAGTCGAACTGCCGCCCCTTGACGTCAGGCGGCGCCTGGGGGCTAAGCGGCTGCTGCGGCCCGAACCACGTGTCGGGCGAAACGCCGGAGATCGCGTAGCGCGCCGCGACGGCGAGCCGCGCGATCAGGCTCGGCGGCAAGGGCGTCTGACGGCCTTCGTCGGGCATGGGCGGATGGTCCTTGAAGCGTGATGGGGTGGCCAGTTCGGCGGTGCGAAGTCGGGTGGGCGTTACGGCAGCACGAGCCTCACCGCGACGACGGCGATTGCGTCGCCGTCGAGGTCGCCGGGGTCGCGCACTGGCACGCCGTTGATCTTGCAATCGTGGACGCCGCCGCCAAGCGTCTGGCGGCCGAGCGCGAGGTCGGCGCCGGCGGGCGCGAGCGCGCTGTCCAGCGCGTCAAGCGCGGCGTTGATCGCGCTCGCCCCTGGCGTCGCCGGGTCGCGCGCGTCGAAATAGAGGAACAGCTTCGCCTCCAGCGTGCGCTTCGGCGCCGCCGGCGTCGGCCATTGATAGGTCTCGGCGCCGCTTTCGAGTTGGAACAGCGCCGGGCGCAGCGCCGCCGGCACTTCGCTCCACAGTTTCAGCCGGCGCGACGCGACGCCCCACGGATAGGCGGCCGAGACGGCGGCGAACAAAGCAGAGAAGGCGGCTTCGCGGCTCATGTGCGCTCC